AAGATCATCGAGACGGATCAGGCGGTCGGTACGGCTAACAACGACAGAAACATCGTTGGCGGCATGTTCCGCAACGGCCTGACCACGTGGCAGTACCTCGACGATCAGGATGCGTGGTTCGTCCAGACCGACGCGCCGCGCGGGCTGATGCACTTCAAGCGCAAGGATGACGTGTTCGACCAGGACAACGACTTTGACACGTCGAACGCCAAGGCCAAGCTGGTCGGCCGCTGGTCGGCCGGCTGGACGGACTGGCGCGGCATCGCTGGCTGCCCCGGCGCTTGACGCCGGAACGATCTGAGGGCGACCCTTCGGGGTCGTCCATCTCGGACGCTCTCAGATAAGGATCACGACCATGCCCGCACCTGTACGTTTTCCGGCCGGGGTCTCGACCGTTGCCGGCACCGACCCGCTTGGCAATCTGCCGTTCCCCGATCCGTCGCAAACGATCGCGTGGTGGGACGACTTCCACTCATTCACGGCCGGCGACTGGACTGTCACCGAGTCGCAAGCCGGCGCGACCCAGGCCATTAATGCCGGCGCTTCCGGCGGCGTGCTGTTGCTGACCAACACGACCGGCACCACGGACGTGAATCAGATCCAGCTTGCCAGCGAGACGTTCCGGCTCTCGACGGGCAAGCAGCTCTGGCTGAAATCTCGGTTCGCGCTCACGGCCGCGACCATGGCCAACTTCGGCGCGATGGTCGGCCTGGCCATCACGGACACCACGGCGACGGCCGGCGTCTCTGATGGCATCTTCTTCCGCAAGCCGAGCGGCGGTGCGGCCCTGTCGGCGGTGCTGTGCCTCAACAGCACGGAAACCACGATCTCGATGGGCTCGGTAACGACAGGCACGTTTGTGACGGCCGGGCTCTACTACGACGGGCGCGGACAGGTGGAGGTGTGGCTGAATGGCGCCAAGGTCGGCTCGACGACGACGCTGACCAACCTCGTCACCGATGAGGACCTCGCCGTTACAATCGCGAGCGTCAACGCCACGGCTGGCGCGGCCAACGTGCTGTCGGTCGACTATTTCCTCGCCGTTCTGGAGCGTTGATCATGCCTGATGCGGTCGCAACTCAGGTGCTCGTCGACAGCGAGCGCAATGCCGTCCTGAAATTCACAAACATTAGCGACGGCACCGGAGAGGCGGCCGTTGTAAAGGTGGACGTGTCGGCGCTCTTCGGGGCTCCGACACGGGTTCGGATCGACAAGATTATATTCGCCACCGCAGGCATGGGCGTTGACATCCTATGGGATGCGACCACCGACGTGCTGGCGTGGCATCTGCCAGCCGACATGACCGACGACATCGACTTCTGCGACTTCGGCGGCCTGCAGAACAACGCCGGGGCCGGCGTGACCGGAGACATCATGTTTACGACGGTCGGGCACGGCGCGGGCGACCGATACAGCATCATCCTGCATCTGAAGAAATCCTGATGCCGCATCAAATGTGCCGCCAGTTGCGGCGAGTAATTATCATGCAGATGCCGCCTTTCGACATGCTATATCTTTCCTGAATTTCCTTTCTAGACACGCCCTGCTCGGAAAGGCTTCGGATGTTCCTTACGTCGTTCTCTGTTAACCTCGCCCTGGGATGCTCTTCTCCTTTGCTCTCGGGCGTTCTTCCTCGGCCCTTCCGGAACGCATCTCTTATGTTTTCTGCGGTGGTCGAAACACGCAAGTGAGCAGGGTTGCAACATCGGGGAGTGTCGCATTCGTGCATAACAACAGCATCTTCAGAAAAGCGGCCGTGCGCGATCTCGGCCACTAGCCTATGGACGTAATGACGACGACCGGAACGATTGATTTGCCCATATCCCTGGTCATTGCAGGCGCCAAGCCACAGCCAACATTCATCATCGGCGCCCCGATGAATCCGCTGCTCGATCTGGCAGCGAACAGAGCAATAGACTTGACGTTTTGTCTCCTTCCGAAACGAAAGAAGGCAGGTCGGGCACTTGGTGACGTGTTTTGGCTTAGTCATAGCGGTCACATTAGACAAAAAGTCCGCCGACATCAAGGAGACGTCGTGTCTTATCGAGCAGGGGACCACTACAAAATATGCGACAGGTGTGGCTCCAAGGTCTACGCATCGACCACAGCCAAGCAGTGGGATGGCCTGATCGTGTGCCAGATCGGCTGTTACGAGGTCCGGCACCCGCAGGACTTCGTGCGGGGGCGGGCTGACAAGCAGCGGGTGAAGGACCCGCGACCCGAGGCGGTGCATGGACAGCGCATCGACGTTGAGCACATCACGATCGACAGCGAGCAGGTCAAGATCGACCAGCAGGGCGACAGCTTCATCGATACCAACGAGATCACGAGGGACAGCTATTGAGCGCCACGGTGCACGTTTTGGACGAGACGAAAGCCACCCCGGCTCAACTGCTGGAGAACACGCTTGAGCGTGCGCGAAATGGTGAGTTTGTCGATATGATCGTCATTTCCACCGATCGCGACGGCGAGATCGACTTCGGCTGGTCCAACTGCACCGCCTCCGATCTGGCGCTCGCTGCTGTGCTGCTGGCCGACAAGGCGCGTGAGCTGGCGAGGAAGTAATGGCTACATCCGGGACCACGAACTACATCCTGACGGCGCGCGAGGTTATCACCTATGCGCTGCGCAAGATCAATCTGGTGCCGCTCAATCAGGACCCTCCGGCAGCGGAGGCCGAGGCCGCGCGGATCGAGTTGAACGTGCTGCTCAAGAGCTGGCAGAAATATCCCGGCGTGTGGCGCCTCACGGAAGGCAGCGCGACGCCGGTCGCGAACACGGCGGCCATCAGCCTGTCATCTCTGAACCCGTATCGCGTGATCGATTGCCGCTACCGCAACACGTCGTCGCTCGATCTGCCGATGGAAGAGCTGAACCGGCAGGAATACTACGACCTGCCGAGCAAGAGCAGCACGGGCGTCCCAACGACGTGGTACTTCGACCCGCAGCGGGGCTCCAACACGCTCTACATCTGGCCCGTCCTGTCGTCCGTGACGACGGAGACCATCCAGATGACCTATCAGCGCCGGTTTGAGGACGTGGGCGACCTCGCCGAGCATGTCGACATCGCCCAGGAGCACCTCGACGTGGTGGGCCACTGCCTCGCGTCGCGGCTGGCGGACAGCTACGGCCGCAAGGGTGCGCACATCGATCGCATCATCGCGCGGTCGCAGATGTACGAGCAGGAAATGCTCGACGCGGATCGGCCCGAGCACGTGCAATTCCTGCCGGAGCGCCGCTACTATGGATGAGCCGATCCTGCTGGATTTCGGCGCGGGCTCGGATGCGGGGCGCGGCGGCATCACGACCGGCGCGATGCACTGGAATTGCTTCGCCGAGCCGGCGCCCGCTACGGCCAAGAAACAGCCGGGCGTGCTGCGCGCGTGCGACGGGCTCACGACCTTCACCAGCTTGAGCTCCACCGGCAGCATTCGCGGCATGCTGCCCATGGGCGCCTATCTGTACGTTGTGAGCGGCACGCAGCTGTTCCGGGTCGACCACCAGGGCGCGGCCTACGTCGTCGGCGGCATCCCTGGCACGGGTCGGGCCATCCTGTCCCGGAACGACGCCGCAACGCCGCAGCTCGTCATCATCACGGGCGAGGGCGAGCGCTACGTGTGCGCGTCGGATGCGGTGTCGGCCATCAGCGACCCCGATCTCCCGGTGCCGGTGTCGGCGACGTACCTTAACCAGAGAACGATTTACGGCATCGCGGACGGGCGGGTGTTTTTCAGCGCGGTTGACGATGCGACGGACATCGACCCGCTCGACGTGTTCGTGGCCGAGGCGTCGCCGGACGGGCTCGTGACCGTCGTCGCCCATATGCAGGAATTGTGGGTTTTCGGGCGGGAAAGCATAGAAATCTGGGTGAACACGACGAGCGAGGACACGCCCTTTGTGCGGTCGCAGGCGTCTGGTGTCGTGCCGCGCGGGTGTCTCAACAAGCATACGGTGCGGTCGATCGACGTAAACTTGTTTTGGGTCGGCGATGACCGGCAGGTCTACATGAGCCAGGGCTACGGCGGCA